CAACGATTGGGTTAAAATGATCGGGCGTAAACCACTAAGCGGTGACGTGCTTGAATTTCCACATCTAAGAGATGACTATGCTCTTAACAGTTACGACATAGGGTTGCCAAGATACTATGTGATCGAAGATGTAGGCCGTGCCAGTGAAGGCTTTAGTATAACATGGTGGCCGCACCTATATAGATTAAAATTAAAGAAAATAACTGCTAGCCAGCAGTTTGCTGACTTGCTTAATCAGCCAGCATTGCTCAGTGACGGTACTCCTACCAATTCTACTGTTGGTAGTTTATTAAGCACAGCCGCTAAAGAAAATCTTATCAATGATGCTGTGATTGCAGAAGCAGAAGCAAATGCACCACTCAGCGGATACGAGACTAGACAATTTTATACATTGGCAGTGGACCCAACTACTGGCTTGCCAATATTAAAAACAGCTGACGAAACAGATATCAATGCAAGTGCAACTACAGAAGATGCCAGCGAAACTAGCGGTAAGCCTAAGCGTAGCGGATACACTGGTTATTTACTAGGTGATGGTACTCCTCCAAATGGCGCTGAATTTGGTCACGGTATAAGTTTTCCAAACGATCCATTTAATGGAGATTACTTTTTACGCACTGACTTTTTGCCTAACAGATTATTTAGGTATGACGGACTGATGTGGATTAAAGTTGAAGATGTTCAACGTATGACAATGACCAATGACGATCCAACAAGACCTATTGTTAATTCTCGTCAAACACTCAAAACTAGTTTTATCAATAACACAAATATCACTGGTTCTATCGAAGTTGGCTACGATGTATTTGTTGCTAATAGTTCATCTATTGGTAGTGTATTAACTAACATAAATTATGTAGCAGGCATGGTTGCCACAGTTTATATTCTTGATGTTGCTGTTACTACTGTAGTCAGTAACGGTACAGGCGGCAAAGCTCTAATCACTTTTGACAGACAAGCTAGCACCGGTGATACTATACAGTGGAAATTATTCACTGCCAGCGTACCACAGAGACAAAGCCTTAGCAAGGCTCTTAAACCTAAGGCAGATCTATAATGCAACATTTTTATGACGGGCAGATACGCCGTTACATTGTTCAGGTAATACGTTTTTTCAGTAATTTTGTTGTCAAGTACAGCGACGGAACTCTAGTACGTGTGCCAGTTATATACGGCGATCAAGATAGACAAGTAGCAAATATTGTTAAACAAAATTCTGAAAACGCTATCAATGCGGCTCCACGTATTGCTGTCTATGTTACTGGGCTAGAACTAGATACATCTAGATTAGGCGATGCCACATACATTGGAAGGGTTAATGTAAGAGAACGTGATACTTGGGTAGATCCAGACACTGGACGTTTGGCCTATACTAGTGAGCAAGGTGAAAATTACACAGTTGAAAGATTAATGCCAACTCCATATAAACTAACTTTAAAAGTTGATATGTGGACAACTAGCACCGATCAAAAATTACAGTTGATGGAACAAATCCTAGTTTTATTCAATCCCAGCGTTGAAATACAAACTACTGACAACTACATTGACTGGACTAGTTTAAGTGTATTGAATTTAGACAGCACAAATTTTAGTAGCCGTAGTGTGCCAGTAGGTACAGACAGTCCTATTGACATTGCTAGTCTAACAGTAAGTACACCTATTTGGATTAGTCCTCCGGCCAAGGTCAAACAACTTGGCATTATTACCAGCATCATTTCCAACGTGTTCAACGGTGTTAACTACGACGACAACAGTTATATTGATGGCTTAGGATCTGATCCTGGACTTACGGGCGGCACTAACTTGCCAAATGCTCCTATTGCCAGAGCGCATGCCACTGTGGCCAATTTAGGAGTGTTAGTTTACAATGGCGTGGCCAAACTGCTTGACAAGCATGAAGCAGTAATACCAAATGATCGGGACATTGCCATTGCAGAAAAGATTGGGCCGCCAATTAGTTGGAGAACAATTTTAGAACAGTATCCTGGTCAGTATCGTGCTGGATTTAGCATACTTAGAATTGTGCAAGATACAGGCCATGAAGTCATAGGTACTGTGGCATTAAATCCCATAGACGATACATTGCTAACTGTTAATTGGGATCAAGATACCTATCCTACCAACACACTAATTCATTACAACAACGGATATACCAGCGTTAGAACAACCAGTCCGGGTACGTTTGATGCTATTATTAATCCGCAAACTAAAGGCCCTAAGGGATCGGGCCTAACACCTATATCTGCTACCAGATATCTAATCATTGAAGACCTAGGCGGTGTGGACAACATAGATGGCCCCGATGCGTGGAAAAACAATGACGGAACAGATTTTGTTGCCAAAGAAAACGACATCATAGAATGGAACGGATCTCACTGGCATGTAGTATTTGAGGCTGCTCAGAACTCAGACACCATAGTGTATCAAACTAATATATACACTGGAGTGCAATACAAGTGGAATGGTATTGCATGGGTTAAATCGTTTGAGGGTGAATATAGAGCAGGTTCATGGTATCTAGAACTATAACAGAACAAATTGTCTGTAGCGGTGCATTATTTTACGCCAAGTCTACTGGTAGATTTTTACTATTACAAAAAGCTGAAGGCAAGCACAAGGGAACTTGGGGGCTAGTTGGAGGCACGACTGTAGAAGGTGAAACTGCATGGCAAGGTCTTCAAAGAGAAATCACAGAAGAAATTGGTTCTATTCCAAAAATTATAAAAACAATTCCATTAGAAACTTTTGTTAGTGGAGATAATGTTTTTAATTTTCACACATATCTTTGTGTGATACAAGATGAGTTTATTCCTATACTAAGCGACGAGCATACTGCATGGGCATGGTCAACTATTGACTTTGCTCCTAAACCACTGCATCAAGGCCTGCGTAATAGTTTTTCAAACAAGACCATTCGTACTAAATTACAAACAATATTTGATATCATGGAGCTTATTTGATGTTTAATTTTTTTAAAAAAAAGAAAAGCTGGGTTCGATTTTATTCTTTAGATCAAAGTATTGCCACAGTTTATCCAGTTACTGAGAATAGACTAGTTGATCGCGATTGGAATGGCCTTGGAGATACCTCAAGGAATCTCGATCATCAAGGCAAACAAACAGTTCTTAACTGTCCAGCAATCAAACAAATAACCAATATTGGATACGTGCTTAGAGCACCGGCAGATTTTGTTATTAAAACAACGGGTAATGGAGTTGACTTGTATTGGCAATCTCCAATATTTTTTAAACGACCCAGTAACAAATATTCTTTTAATAGTGATGAAGGATATTATATTAGCCAGCATACTCCGCCGCAGACTGAGCCAGTAATACCCACTGACCTTCCAAACACTAATCGTCCAACTTTGCATAGTGCTGTAAAAGTTGAAACACCGTGGAGAGTAAAGACCAGTGATGATATCGTGTTTTTACAAATACCAGTTTCTTATAACAATGAAGCAAGGTTTACTGCGGCCACTGGTATTGTTGATCCAAAATATATGCATGCCGTTAGTGTTCAACTATTTTGGCATGTCATGGAGGGAGAAACTTTAATCAAAGCCGGTACACCTCTAGTACAATATGTTCCTATTAGTAGAGAGCTAGTTGCTAAAGGAAATACTGAATTTATTGTTGACGTTGCCGACGAAGTAGATCTTGAAATTGAGGAGGCTTATGTGTTTGCTAACCATAGCCGTTTTCCAAAATTTGATACTGTAGGTAAAAAAATTAGAGTTATTACTGATCTCTTTAATTTTTACCGAAACAAATATCCCAAATCAAAAATTTAAATTGATAGTTTAGTCAATGGACTTTTGTTAATATTGCCTTTAACAAAAGTATTAAAACTTAGACTTATTCTAGGAATAGTTCCGTGATAGGGTTCTACTCTATGTTCAACAGAACTAGGAAATATAACCATAGAACCAGCTGTAGGTAATACTGACCAGCTTCTAGAATTATAAAGATTAGATTCAACTGTGTTAAATTCTATAACATCGTATTGACTAGTAATAAATTTAATTTTTCCAGTGTCGCCCTCGGACTGCAAATACACAACTCCGGACAATATAGAATTAGGATGCCAATGCCTATGATGTGTTTGCCCAGGTTCTGTTTTATTAAACCAACTTTCAGTTATGTAGATTTCAACGTCTTGACTAGCTGACATTATCCCGTAAAAATATTCTGATATCTCTCGGGATATGTGTGTTAGTAGATTATCAAATTTTGGATCGCTTAAAACAAATTGAGATTTACTAATTGAATTTTCGTAATTTGGTAACCACTCAACTTCCGATAAGTCAATGTTACTTACATCTACGTAAGTACTAAACACTGGCTTTGAGAACAAGGGGAATAACATTTTTTCGGGCATGATGGTTCCTAGAATTTAAAATGTGCGCACATTATATGATATATAGTACTACACATAATATTTTTTTAAAGATCTGACATGATAAAATCAATTTGTATTTTAGGAGGCGGCAATGCAGGCTTAATGACTGCATTATATCTTCGTGCCAGTTTTCCTAACCTCGCTATTACCTTGCTCAAATCAACCAAGATTGGAACAATTGGAGTAGGTGAAGGTAGCACAGAACATTGGAAAATGTTTGCAGAAGCAGTTAATATTCAAAATTGGGAAATTATTAAAGAGTGTGGTGCAACACTCAAAGCTGGAATTAAATTTGAAAATTGGCACGGCGATGGCACTAGTTATTACCATAGCTTGCCTGAATACATGGCAGTCGATGACCGGTACACTGGCCTACCATATACTATGATGCGCATGATTGCTGACGGGGTAGGTACCGAAGAACTTCATTGGGAACTTGCTATGCAAGGACTTCATCAGGAACCCTTAGATCAATTATTTTACCAATTCCATTTTGATAGCGAAAAACTAAATGCATTTTTTGAGCGCAAATGTGTTGAAAGAAATATCAACATTATAGAAACAGAAGTTGCTGATACTGTGATTGACGCTGATGGATTTGTATCCGGTGTTATTGACACTAATAATGTCACATACTCTGCAGAATTTTTTATAGACAGCAGTGGGTTTCGTAGAGTAATAAGTTCTAAATTAGGATCTACATGGGTAGACTGGTCAGAATACCTGCCTATGAATAGTGCTATAGCATTTCCAACACCTTACGAAGAAAAAATACCGCCATATACCCTAGCCAAAGCATTGAGCAGTGGCTGGCATTGGCGTAGTCCTGTTCAGCATAGATTTGGTAACGGTTATGTGTTTAGTGATCAGTTCATTACAGAAGATCAAGCTATAGCAGAAATACAAAAAGAATTTAAAGATCCTATAAAGATTGCACGTAAGGTAAGTTTTGTATCGGGTAAAATCAACAAGGCTTGGATTAAAAATTGTATAAGTGTTGGCCTAAGCAGTAGTTTTGTAGAACCATTAGAAGCCAGTAGTATTTCTACAACTATACAACAATGCAGATTGTTAGTAGCAGGATTATCAACTTGGGCAAGAACTGACACTGTTACGGAAAAACATTACAATAAAGAATTTGACGTTATACTAACTAATATTTTAGATTTTATCCAACTGCATTATCTTACACAAAGAACTGATTCAGAGTTTTGGCGTTGGTGTAAAAATAATTTAAAACTAACAGAATTTAATGCCGAGCATATAGAAATTTTTAAAAAGAATTTTGTCAATCAACTAAGTCTTCCAATGTATAACTATTGCATATACGATGCCGTAAATTGGATACAGGTCATGCACGGCCTAAGGATGTTTGATATAGAAAATATTAAAGAACAGTATAAAACTCATAGTCATTTAACAGAGCGTTCAATATATGAATGTTCAACTGTACCAACATTAGCTGATGGCGGTTGGTATACTAGTAGAGAAGCAGTTAACATTGTAAAGGCAAGAACTGCATGATTAATAACATTTGTATTCTAGGTGGTGGTACCGCAGGATTAATATCAGCATTAATGATTAAATCTGCATTTCAAAATTTAAAAGTCACTGTTATTGAAAGCAGTAAAATTGGCATCATAGGTGTAGGCGAAGGTAGTACAGAACATTGGTCTAAATTTATGCACCATATTAATATCAGTACTCCTGATATAGTCCGAGAAACTGATGCTACATTTAAACTTGGTATTAAATTTACCAACTGGCATGGCGACGGCACTAGTTATTATCATAGTTTAACCGAAGAGTATGGTGGCGTATCTGATAATCATGGGATACGATATTCCTGGCTTAGGATGCTAGTTGAAGATTGGGATCCTATCGATACTGTACACGATCCGGTATTTAAACGTGGTCGATTCCTCGAACCGTTAGCAACTACCGTACACCAATATCATTTTGATACGCACAAACTTAATAATTATCTTCATAAACTATGCTCCAAAAGAGGCATTTCTGTTATTGATGCCGAAATAAACGATGTAATTTTAGATGAGCAAGGATATGTTAAAGAACTGATAGACGCAGACAACAACACATATCCCTACGAATTTTATATTGATGGTAGCGGGTTTAATAGAATAATTTCTAAAAAACTAGGAGCTAAGTGGATTGATTGTTCAGCTCAATTGCCAATGAATAGTGCTATAGCATTTCCAACTACAAGAACTGATGAAATTCCAGGTTACACTGAATCAACAGCATTGAGTAGTGGATGGTGTTGGCGCATTCCGACACAAAATAGATACGGCAACGGCTATGTGTTTTGTGATGATTTTATTTCTGAAACACAAGCATATGATGAAGTTAGTATGCATTATAAAAAATTAGGTATTGCTGATAATTTAGAAATTGGTAAAAAAGTTAAATTCAACGCAGGCTATGTTGATAAATTTTGGATTAAAAATTGTGTGTCGGTAGGACTAAGTGGAATGTTTGTTGAGCCGTTAGAAGCATCAAGCATTGGAGCCACTATACAGCAAATTGCCGGGCTTGCAGGACAAATTTTTTATTATGAACGCGGCAATGATGTCATTTCTAATTTGTATAACACTACTTTAGAAGATGTTGCTAAAAATATTATTGATTTTATTCAATTGCATTATTTTACACAAAGAACTGATTCAGAATTTTGGCGTTGGTGCAAAAATAATATAGCAATGACAGAATTTAACAGTCAATATTTAGAGCATTTTAAACAACATAGCGTAAATGGTTTACCATTTTTAAATAGACCGTTAATAATGTTCGGAGATATGAACTATACTCAAGTTATGCATGGACTACGAATGTTTAAAAACAACGAATATTTAAAATCAAAATATAATAATCATATTAAAGAAGCATACGAACATATAGCAGACACAACACTAAGACAAGGTGCTCGAGCCGATGATACCATTCCATGGTTTACTCATCGCGCCGCCCTTGAAGAATTAAAAAATAGAGGAATGAGCATTGAATACAAATTCTAAAATTGTTATCCTGGGCGGTGGCACAGCGGGTTGGCTGACAGCGTTGTTTATACAGCGCAACTGGCCTAAAACTGAAATTTCTGTTATTGAAGATCCTAACCGGCCACCTATTATTGCTGGCGAAAGCGGCAATACTACATTTGTAACTTTATTACGGCATCTTAAGATCGACAACGAAGACTTTATTAGAAAAATAAATGCCACTCCAAAACTAGGAGGAAAATTTACAGATTGGGGAGCATTAGATACAGAATTTATTCATTGCTTACAAACTGACTACGCTCCTTGGTTGGACGGGTGGACCGATTATGTTGAAAAAAACGATGGTGAAGAGTTAACCGTTGGAACTCTACTCAGCATAATGACTGCTGAAAGAGCCAAGGATACTTATTTAAAAACACTTATTGGCAACAATACGCCATTAGCCGATGCATTTTTTGCCAACTATTATATTAAAGAAAATAAAGTTCCGTTTGGTGCAACTAGCGAAATACCTTGCACACCTATGTGGCATTTTGAGAGTAGAGGCGCTGCCGCATATTTTAAACAAACAGGTCTTGATCGAAAAATCAATCTAATTGAAGGCAAATTTCAAGAAGCAGTTCGCAACGAAAAGGGTGACATTACTGCTATTAAGTTAGATGGCGATAGAACTATTGAAGGCGATTGGTTTTTTGATTGTAGTGGATTTGCTCGCTTGCTCATGGGCAAAACCATGGAGGAGCCTATTGTTGATAATACAAATTATTTTCCTGCTAGATCGGTTGTTGCATGGTGGGACGAACCATGCCCATGTGTAACTACTAATGCAACTGCTATGAAATACGGTTGGTCTTGGAACATCAATATACGTAACAGATCGGGCAACGGATACATCTATGATCCAGATCATATCAGCTTAGATCAAGCTGTTGAAGAAGCAAGTCAACGATTTAATAAAAAAATAGAACCAATAGCTAACTTTAGTTTTATGCCAGGCATGATGCGTCGAGCATGGAGAAATAACGTGTTTGCTATTGGATTGAGCAGTGGATTCTTAGAGCCGTTAGAAGCCAACGGTATTGCTGTTATTGTCGAAAGTTTGTTTGGCATACAAGATTACTGGAATCCTGCAACTAAAGATTATCCTACCACTACAGTTAATAGATTTAATGATAGGATATGGAAAATCACTGAAGATATTAGTGATTTTCTTACACTCCATTACCGGGGAAATCGAACTGATACCGAGTTTTGGCGCAGTCACAAGTACGATGCTTTTAGAATTCCTGATTCTTTAAGATCTAAACTAGATAGCTGGAAAGAATTCTTTTATAATAACAAGCCTGAACCGTGGGCAACTGGGTATTCTTCCACTGCATGGTTAATGGTTATTCAAGGATTAGGAATTTTTAACCATGCGCCGCAATCAGAAATGCAAAAAAAGTTTCTACCAATAGGAAAAAATGTGCTAAATATAAACAAACTAAAGTATCAAAAGTTAGTTGAGCCGTTTTGGACCATTGAAGAGTGGTTAAAGAAAACTACATAAATACTTATAGAAGGAGAGCATAAATGCCAATTTACCAAGGAATTTACAGAGATGGGGACAACCCAAATACCCATAAACTTCATGTTTATAGAGTATTTTGTGAAGCAAACAGCAGACAGGATGCAGATGATATTTTTTACTCAAACCACGGACCAAAGTGGGTTGTAGCAGGAGCTCAGAAAGTTCTTGACGAATCTACAGTACCTGAAGATACTGTATTTGAAGTATTAAATCCTAATCACGATTTTCCACTACCTTAATCACAATTTATAGAAGAATTTTTTAGATTCTTCCTGCACTGCCTGGCTAGCATACTCGAAGGGTAACCCTAAACAAGGTCGAGTATCAAATTTACGCCAGGCATCTTTGCCTTCAGCAAATACATATTGTAAAAAGCACTGGACCTGTTTCTTACCAGGATTTGGGTTGCGCCAATGCTTTTGATCTCTACCGCAATATACAATAGCCTGGCATTCTTCTAGGTCAAATTCGTGCGCTTGCCCGTTTCGATCTTCAACGATCAGTGGCCATGGTACATCTTTTTCCAAGCAGATTGACACAGAAATCTCACTGCTAGGTTTATCATAGTGTTTGTCTAGACAAGTATTATTGTAATATATTCTTGCATATGAATATACCGGGATGATCTTTGCACCAAGAACTTCTTCAATTCTAGGTTGTACAGTGACCATTAGTGCTTCCATCATTAAGGGGCTGTATCTAGCAAATGTATTTTCACACACATCGTCTAACTGTCCATTAGGATATAATGCGTGACACGCAGTTTCTTGCATTTCAAATTCTAAAGTAGTAAACTTTGCCAAATCTTTGCTAATAATATTGTCTATGATATAAAAATCTTCCATATTCGCTCCTTAAATTAAAGGCATTAGTCCCATGTTAGTAAAAGGGCGCTCTATAAAATCCATGCTAGGTGTTGTTACAATATCAAATCCTATCGTAGTTCTGACACCCTGAAACGGAGTTATAGCTTCTACCATGTGTTGCCTGTGTCCTGGACCAAAATAAATCTGTCCAGGTTTATTTACAATTTCGTAATTTTCAAATACTGTTTTTGTGTTTTTAGGATCAATACAAATATATCCATGATATTCAAAATCATGACCGTGCCATTTTAATAGTTGGTCTTGCGTGTGATAATTAATCCAGGCTTGAAACCATAATGGACGATCATTACCTAACTGTTCTCTTATCAAGTTACGTAGTTCTTTATAAATTTGATAAAAAGAAGTAGACGGCGATGTTAATGCAAAAATATTATACATATGATACGACCATGTTGAATCTTTACTAGGAAAAATTTCAGTAAACAATCGATGTGCCCTACTGATATCATCAAAAATTAAATCTTGATTGTTAGCAATGTAATCTGATTGATATAAAGTATAATCAGTCATACAAATATTTTTCCTAGATTAATGTTAATTAAGCATCTAAAATCAGATTCTTTACAAAAACTAGCAGTATGATAGTAGTGTCCCGGAAATGCTAACAGCTTACCTTTCTTTGGTGTTATTCTATGTTTAATAGTAAAATTATCTTCTTTAATGCGGTCAATGTCTGCTTGCCCAGAATCGTAAGTATCATTTGTTTCGTTAAAAATAATAGTATCACCGTCACTGTCATTTACATAATAGATTGCATTCCAGTGCGGAAAAAAACTATCAATATGTGGCAAAAGCATATCTGCATCTGGAAGATTATTAGGCAAAGTTAAATTAGCCCTCATTCTATACATTCTATTAAATGGCAATTTAGATTGACTAGTTAAACTTAGTACCAGTGGATAAACTAACTGGAAGAAATTACTTGTAGGTTTATTGTTTTCATAAAAGAAATGATTGAACCCCACTGGATTACGATTTAGTCCTTTAAAACAATCGTCGCCCGACACCATGTTTTTATTTAATACCCATGGAAATTCCCAACTTGTAAATGTTTCAAGGAGATGGTTTTGATAATCTACTGGTATTACATTATCAATTTCTATAATATCATTCATTTCTTTTTATATTTCCTGATATTGATATTCTTAAATCATCCGATGTAGTAAATGGATAGACCATATGCTGTAAGCATGACGGGAATAAGAATATGTTTCCTTCAAACTGTTTATCTACTGGAAATTCTGCTTCTCTAATTTCACCAAATACATTAGTATAAAAAAAACTAAACATGCCGGCCCTTGGAACATTAGAATTTTTAGATATGCTTGTAGCTAACTCGTCATTAATGTCATATGGTACCTTTAACCATATAACAAAACTAAAATCTCCGTCGTGTAAATGTATAGGATTAAATTCATGTTTCTTTTGAAAATTTGCCCAGAATAGTCTTAATGATAAATTATCTCCAGTTAAATTTTTTCCTGTAAATGAAATATTAAATCCTGCCGCATACGCTTGAGCAAGGTTAACTACATATTTTTCTAAATTAGTTCTTGATTTTTCTAATAAGTATGAAGATTCTAAGTTACCTGCTAATTTTTCTATCAGGCGATTTTCTAAATCAAGTTCGGCTATTTCTGCTTTTAATTCTTCAAGCAATTCTGCAGGCACTGAATCCTTAATAAATCCGTAATTTGAAAAATTTCCGTAGGCTATACTCATACACTAATTCCAAAAAAGGTAATAGTTAGTCTAGAATTTTCCAATGTATCTCCGAAATACCCATCAGCCGCATGCCATACATTTGGGGCAAACATTACACATCTATTAAAGTTATTTTCAACAGTCATTGTTTTTTTAAAATATTCACGTTGCTCTGTTTTTGATGAGATAAATTTGTTTCTTTCTGCTGGATCTGTTTTTAATTCTTCAAAGAACGCATCATTAAAATTAATATCAGTGTTAGATATTTTTTCATAAAATGAAATCCCTGTGTTAGGACTTGCAAGTTTATCTAAAAAAATAACGCCTGCTATATTAAAATGCGGTTCGTCCTGATGTAACCATCCTAGATTATAACTGCCATCTACTGATGCAAAATTTATTTTTAATAAACTAAAAGAATTTTTATCATGTACATGAGTAATTAATAAACTAGCAAATTTATTAAAAAGGTCTAAATTTAATTGATCTAATGTAGTTGTACGAACACCCGGCCATGTTGATTTTTCATCTTTAGAAAAAGATTGTTTTAAAGCATAATGCCGCCATAGGTCAGGTGCTTCAAAAAAATTATCAACTACTTTGATAGGCTGTGGTAAAATTCTCATGTTTTTATAAAAAATACTTGCGTTAATCTAGTATCATCTTTAGTAGTTCCAAAGAAATTATCAGCACTATGCCAACATCTGGAATCAAACATTACTAAACGATTATACACAGTATCTACTGTAATACTTTTTTTGAAAAAAGTCAACTGTTCTTCTCGATATTTTGCTAAAATAACTCGTTCTTCTGGACTAGTTTGATTAACATCTTTTTCGTACAGTTTGGTATACTTCTCTCCATTAAAATCTGTAGAGTCTTCATAGATAGTAGTACCAGATCCTATTGGCGCATTTTTACTGAGATATATTACGCCCGCAACTTGAAAAGCTGGATCGTCATCGTGAACCCATCCTCTGCCAAATGATTCGTCAATTAGTTGGAATCCTGTTTGTATTTCTCTTGCTTTACTAATACCGTATTCTTTTAGTATGAACAAAAGTTTTTTCATAGTAACTTTGAACAAATCTGGATTAAGTCTATGTAATAATTCTGTTCTGATTCCAGGCCAATTGCCTCTACTACCTTTAAAAAACTCTTGATCTAATGCGTAGTCTCTCCAAAGATCTGGATCTTCGTAAAAATTGTCAACAACTATAGTTGGAAATTTAGGATACAAAAAATGATTTTTTAAGTCGTTAGATTTAATAAAATCAGCACTAGTCTGATTTTGATAATTTATAAATCTGTTTAAAAATTTATCATCCATTTTTAATATCAGCAGTAAAATTAATTGTGATTGCTATTCGTTTGTTAAGCATCTTAGGACATGTGCTTGCGTGGTAATGCCACCCGTTGAATAGTACTGCTTTACCTTTTTCTGGCATTGACCTGTGTAATACATTATACTTTTCGCTGGCTTCTGTTTCTCTAAAAACAACAGTTTCGCCGTCTGCTTTATTAACATAGTAAACTGCCACATAGTGTTCTTGTTCAAAATCTCTATGAGGAGTATTATATTTGTACGGCATGTTGGGTAATGGGTATCGAGTGTTTAATAAAAATCCCACACGTATACGCAATAGATCTAAAATTTTAAAATTGCCGGCTTGTTCTAATCCTTCTAACAAAGGTTTAAAAAAATCTAAATGAGGATTATCTTTATTTGGATAGTAAATTAGATTACCAAAGCTAGGGATTGATGCAGTTAATGGGCTTGCAACTTCGTTAGTTGTGTCTTCCATAAAATGCCAGTCAAAATTAATATCAGTTAGGTAATTATAAATTTCATCCTGAAAACTAGGGCTTACAACATTATTGTATTCTCTTGGTTTAAATATTTCTGTCATGATTAATCCTATAATAGTTTCTATCAATTGAGTTAGATTGGGGATCTGTTGGAAATCTATTCCAACATGGAACGCTCATACTTAATCGTTGGCCTTTAGGATATGCACAATGCAACATTCTTGACGGTATGTATAAAGCATCTCCAGGTTTAAGAGTAACATGTAGTGCTACTTCTAGTTGATCTTCTGTTACTTTATTATTCACAATACCAACTTTGTGCATATACGAAACTCTATTATTAAAAACTTTCCACTCGGTTTCACCTTCTACTTGAAAAATAAAATTTGCCGAGTAGTCATCGTGTATAGGAAATGATGTTGCATCGTCTAATCCGCAGTAGACATGGATTGCGGCATTTACTGCAAATATACTTTCTATTTCTTTTAACAACTCATTAGTTTTTAAACTATGAAATGCATAATTAGTAATAACGAAACCCCATCCTTCATTAATTCGTTTTGCACACCATGCTTTATCTTGTATTTTTTTGTTCCATATCCATGATTTTGAATGTTCTGGTATTTCAACCTTCATGTCTTCATTGGGGTTGATCATTTCAAAGAAATAAAATTGAGGATTATTAAGACAGTATTCAACGTCATCCCATGACAGATATTCTCCGGGGTTTTTCATCAATCCTGGAAAATAATGAGGCTTGTCCTCATATAAAAGATTAGTCTCTTGTAATATTCTGTATGCTATATCGCTCATCATCCGTCCTTATAATTTTCATATTAAAAGAAATTGAAATTCTTTCCTCATCTGTTTCATTTGATGAAACACCGTGCGGCAACCATCCTGGAAACATGATCAATCTGCTAGTTACTGGATCATAACTAATTGCCGATGCGCTGATAGGTTTAAAATTTTTCATAGGAGCAAAAGATACTGTACAAAAATCTTGCATAAAATTTTTATACACAGTAAATTTACCCTGACCTGGTTTAGCCTTTACATAAAATGCGCCAGATACAAATGAACCATCGTGCATGTGTACCATATTTGAATTAAATTTATAATTAATGTTAAACCATAAATTTTCTAAAACAGGAAAACACCATTCTTCGTCAAAGCCAAAATCTCTTATACAGTTGTGCGTCTGTTCTATGATCTTATCTTCGAGTACTTTTAACTCTGGAAATATACCTGGCCTAAAATCTTTACTTTGCCAACCACCGTCATTGCTTAATTTTCTCCCAACTGGATCCTGTTCTTTTAAAGAATGACATAGTTTGACCATGTCAGATGTGTCAATACCTGTGTCTTCCCACCAAACTGGTGTTGGAAAGTATAAATCAAAATTCATAGGTTAAAAAGATCCTTTACACGTTTAGGATTTTCGTGACTAAATGCAAATGTATGGCTCCAACGAAAATCTACATTTTCGCTAACATAGGCTGTATGATGTACATTAGCTTGATATACTGTCATAGTTTTTTCTATCGATGGCGCGGTTCCTAGATATTCAAATCCCCATCTAGATAATTCTTCATTACTAAAATTAAACCAAGCATCTGCTCTTGTTGGGGTTGTTGACATTGAAGTCCACTCTTCAAACAACAGATGGGTTGTATCTACCTGGAAGTCGTATATTTCGTCATGCATTGTTCCGTGATACTTATATAACTTTGTTCCGCTGTCTTGTATATCGTGCCCAGTAAACCATAAGTTAGCCACCATTCCGTAAACATAGTCTATGTGGGGTATTCTCCAACAAGTAATAGGTCGACTTCTTTCTTTGTAATAAACATTACCCCATTCATGTAGTTGCGGACCATACCAATCAGAAGTAATTAGTTTTGCATACATGTCTCTAATTACTCCGGACGGTGTTTTATAAATCCATTCTGGTAAATGAATAGTGTCAAACGGATTAGGTGCTCGGTATTCGGGATAACTATTATCGATTTGTATAGGAAATGACGCTATTAAATTTTTAAAAATTTCATAACTATCATTTTTAAATGGATTATCAACTAACCAATATCCTACACCGTAGCCTAAATCTACATATTCATATTCTAATTCATCAACTGACTTCATTTCAATCACAGAATGAAAATTATTAGAATCAGGATAACAGTATTTTAAGTTAATCATTTTATATTAAAAGTCATAACAATACGCTCTTGATCAGTATTGTTTGGCTCTACCCTATGTTTTAAATAACCTGGAAAAATCAATACATCGTTTTCTTCACATGGCAGTGTTCTATATAAAGTTTCTTCTGGATGAATTGGAAATAAATTTTTATGATACTCTAAAGGATCTTTAAATTGTATAAATCCACTATTAGGAGGAAGTTTTATATACGAAGCAACTACAAAGGTTGCATTATTATGATTGTGTTCAACCGTGAGGCCACCGTTCATGTGTCGGTTAAACCAAGAGCGAGTAACTTCGGAATAAGTATAAGAAAATCTATGCTCTCGTCTTATATCTGCAATTTTTCCGCCAAGCCAATTTTGAAAATTTGCTAATTCGTCCCAAGTGTGAGGTTGGAGATTTTCATTGACTGAGACAGTCGATAACGCATCGCCATATTCTAATTTAGAATTTTCGTCTACTTGGCCAAATAAATTTTGAATTTTTGGAAGTAAAACTTCTTTATTAAACTCGTATTTAAATTTATAAATTTCTGGCGGGAAAAGAAACAATCCGCCATTATTCAGCTGTAACACCTTCTTCAACTCCAGTAAGAGTTTCGATGGCCAATGTTAGACCCATAATAACCCCCTCCATTTTTAAAAGATCGGCAGTTATTTCTTGTCTCTTTGAAAAATCAATACTAGTAACACCGTATGGATTAAGTTTTACGTTAGAAAATTCTTCTTCTAATTTTTTAAGTTCTTCTTCTCCATCGGCTTTTTGAATTTTAACTTTTTCAATAGTTTCTTGTAGTTTGCTAATAACAGTCATGTTGTTATCTCCTTGTTTTATACTTATTTAAAATAGTTGTCACTCTCTGTAATCTAGAAGACAATTTATCATGTTGTAAAAATACACAGTTAGATGCGTAATTAAACTCTCGTTCTTTTTGAATATCTGTATCTGTAGCATTATCTATAGTTACATCATACGAACTTGTACTTAGTGCATCTCTTGGAATTGGTACAAATTGGCATAAAGGAGTTCCGGCACGTACTATAGTTTCGCCGTTCATGACTTTCCAGAATAGTTGAACGTTAACAGTATGACCATATCTAGGATCTAGAATTCCAATGGCTGCTGTAAATCTACTTTCGTTACTGTATGTAACTGGCATCTGAATTAACACAATATCTTCGCTAGCATCAATCCGCCAAGGGGTTTCTAATTTGATAACGGTTTTAACTGTAGTTTCTGGATCGTCAACTATTGGCTCTGTTTGAAGTCGGCCATGTAATACTACATAAGAACTAGGCGAGTGATCTGAAGACTTGTTAAATTGATATGGTTCTAACCATTCTATTGATACTCCGTCTCCATTTGTTTTAATTTTAAAATCTGCAGGAGCGGTAACTATCCAACCTGAATTTGTAATCTTATTGATTGCAGGACAATTTTTAGTTGCAGGAACATCAGGATGTTCGTGAGTATTTTTAAAATTTCGATCTAACGAAGATGAACGTATTACAGGAAATAACTGCGCAACACCAGGCGTTAAAGAGTAAAATCTAATAAAAGGTTTTTTCTCTTTACGCCAGCTGCCAAATAACCATTTACAGAGCGTGGTCATCTTTACCGCCATAGATATTATCTCTTAGATATTCATAATGGCTTGGCAGTTTTTTAACATAGTCTATGACAAAGTCTCTGTATTCTTCATATCTGCGTTTTGCATATCCAATTTCTTCTTGTTTTCGATTCTGATCCATTCTAGTTCCGTTAACAAAAATTAATTCTTTAGTTGAAATTGATTTAACACCCATGCCTGCGGCAATAAACATATTACCCACATAATCTGCAGGATATGATTGATTGCTTGCAATATTTCCAAAGAAGTTTGGATATTGACCTTGTGTTGGTAAAAACTCGTTGAACATTTCTGGACAATATTCGTTATGTTCTGTACACCAACGCCAATATGGAGTATCCATTCTTCTTGACATTGCATAGTGCTGACTTACAAAATCTCTAAATCGACATACTTCGTGTTCTACAGCCAAATTAAATCCTTCGCGTTCTGCTCGGGTAACATAACCTTCTCGGCGATTTAGTGCTTCAACTAGTTTAATAATATTTTCATGAGTCGTTAATAGTCCTGTTGACTCCAATGGTTCAACAAATCCGTAACTTAGGCCTACGCCTACAACATTCTTAACCCATGCTCTACGTCTGCGACCATGTTTAATTACAATATTAAACATTTCTGCATTTTCGGCACGTTCTTTACTACCTGTTGTTGCTAGATGATTTCGGAATTCACGCTTGGCTTCTTCGTCCGAAGTAAATCTAGATGAATATACATAACCTGTACCAATACGATTCCATAATGGAATATTCCAAACCCACCCGTTGCCAAGTGCATGACAGTCTGTTACATTGTGCATTTCTTTTTCACGATCTTCATATGGAATTCTGCAAGCCCATGCACGATCATTAGCAAGATATTTGTCAAACGGTCTAAACTCTGATCCCATCCATTGTTCAAGTAACAAGGATTTAAATCCTGTGCAATCAATCCAAAGATCAGATGTAAGGACTGTACCGTCTCTTAATAAAATGTCTGTTAAGTATTCTAAGTTATTTTTCTTAAAAGAATGTACTTCACCTTCAATGTATTTTACACCATTTGGAATGGCTATTTTGTTTTTAAGGTACTGACCAAACAACGTAGCATCCATGTGATAAGCAGTATCCCATTTAAAATCATAATTACGTAGTATACCTTGTTCGTTTTTAGATTGTTTATTGTATTTGGCCAACATAGTGTTGCCTGTACAGTAAAACTCTGCAAAAGTCTCCGGAGTATATTCATCTGGGTACAGCGTTGCCAGTTCAGACCATGCCTGATGTGCGCTAGGTTTGTCAGTAAAGTCTAGTCCTGCACTAAATGGATATTCGAAACTAGTTCTATCGTTGTCTCTAAAATTTGTAAATCTAATTGAGTTTTTATAAGTGGCATTACATTCTGCCATCCAATCTTCGTCTTTGAGTCCTAGTATACCTAAAAATTTATTAATATGGCCTAGGGTACTTTCGCCCACTCCTACAGTTCCAATTCTTGCCGACTCAACTAGAGTAATATCAAGATGGGGGCATAGTTTAGAAAGAGCGGCTGCGGTCATCCAGCCTGAGCTTCCGCCGCCGATGATAGTTACTTTATTATAGTGCATAATTTGTCCTTGTTTTTGCGTTATATTTAACCACAATTATCATGGTGTATTATCTTTTCCGCCATATATATTTTCTTTAAGAAATTCATAGTGGCTTGGTAGTTTGTCAATTATGTTAGTTACATATTCTTTGTATTTGTAGTATTGTCTTTTAACATAGTCAAGTTCTTCTAGTTTAGTAGTTTGCTGGAATTTACTTCCGTTATGTAAAATTAATTCTTTAGTAGATACCGGTTTTACTCCCATGCCGGCGGCTATGAATAATGCCGCAACAAAATTGTTGTTAGGATATACTCTGTTCAATGTTATACTTCCAATCAAAGAAGTATATTGAATATGTTGCAGTTGGTAATCTCCAATCATTCCAGGACAGTATTCATGTTCTTCAGTACACCACTTCCAATAAGGGGTGTCGTCGCGCATTGATAATGCATAATGCTGGCTAACAAAATCTCTAAACTTTATAACTTCATTTTCTACAGCAAAATTAAACCCTTCTTTTTCAGTGCGAGTCACTACACCTTTACGTCGATTTAGTATTTCAACTAATTTTGTAACATTTTCATGCGTTGTTAACAATCCTGTGGATTCAAGAGGTTCAACAAACCCATAACTTAGTCCCACTCCAACTACATTCTTAATCCAAGCACGATGTCGACGACCATGTTTGATGTCTATATGAAACATTTCTGCACGTTCTGCACGTTCTGCAGATCCAGTCGTAGCCAAATGTTTTTTAAACTCTTCTTTGGCTTCTTCTTTTGAAGTAAATTTAGAAGAATACACATATCCTGTACCAATACGATTCCATAAAGGTATGTGCCAAACCCATCCATTACCAAGTGCATGGCAATCTGTATAGTTGTGCATTTCTGCTTCAGCATCTTCGTAAGGCAATCTACAGGCCCACGCAGAATCATTGGCCAAATAGTCATCAAATGATTTAAATTCAGACCCCATCCAGTGTTCTAATAATAACGATTTAAATCCTGTGCAATCTACCCATAAGTCGGCAGTTATAGTTTGCCCGTCAGATAGTAATATTTCACTAATATAACCTTGACTATCTTTAACATGGGAAACAACATCACTTTCTATATAGGTCATTCCGCTGGGTAGAGCAATTTTATTTTTTAAGTACTGTCCAAATAGTTGTGCATCTACATGATATGCAGTATCCCATTTAAAATCAAAATGTCTTAGATGATTTTTTTCGTTTTTTGTTTGTTTGCATTTATCTGACAGCATGGTGTTTACTGTAGCATAAAACTCTGCAAATGTGTTAGGGGTAAATTCGTCTGGATAAAGAGTTGCTAACTCTGACCATGTGGCAAGACCGCCTGGTTTATCAGTAAAATCTAAACCTTCGCTAAAAGGATATTGGAAACTGGTGCCGTCATTTTCTCTAAAATTTGTAAATCTAATACCATTTTTGTAAGTGGCGTTACAAGTCTGCATCCAATCTTTGTCTTTAAGATCTAGCAAATCTAAAAATTTAGTAATATGGCCTAGAGTACTTTCACCAACTCCTACTGTTGATATAGAAGGAGATTCAACTAGGGTTAACTTTATATGGGGACATAATTTGGCTAGGGCGGCAGCGGCCATCCATCCAGAACTTCCCCCGCCAATAATTGTGACTGTGTTTACTCTCATGGTTTATTTATAGTGTAGTTTTATACCAGAGAAAAAAATAGGCGCATAAAGCGCCTATTTTGACTAATAAAATTATTAGTTAGCCGGACTATAGCCCTTCCATCCAGGATATCTTACCCATGCAGGAGTATCCGGTGTGCTTGGTTGATGTGGTTTGTCCACATGTGGTTCTTCTGTTTCTGCCCTAGCTAGCAATTCTTCTAGCGTTACAGGCACAACTGGAACAGGTTTTGGAATCAATGATTTAATTAAAACTTGGTTTTGATACCAAGCACTGTTTTGATCTAGTTGACCATGTTCTTTGATGTCATCAAAAATTGCACCAAGCTGTGCGCCAATGTCGCCATATGCTACTGTTCTAGCTACACCGTGGTCAGTAAAGGCGCCATCACGCTCGATCCAAACCATGATTCGTTGACTTGGACTATATTCTAATGTCCAGAAACGATTAATTTCATCTGGTGCATCAACCCACATAATTGTTGCGCCAGGTCCTTCGTAAATCTCGTGC